GTACGTGATGGGTGCTCACCCCAGTTGGCCTGCAACGCGTCGTACATCGAGGTGAAGAGATTGTCTACCGGTCCCCACCGATCGAGTGTGACCTGTAAGGACTGCGGTCCGTAGGTGATGGGATTCTCCGGAGCCTCTCCGGTGTGAACTGCGTGCGGGCGATGTTTGGCGTCAGCGTAATCAGGCATGTACCTTCTCCTTCTCCATGAGTTCCATCAGTGAGTGAACAACCGAGATGTGGGTAGGGGTTTCTGAGGTCCGACGATTGAGCCAGTAGCAGCGAATACCCTTGGTCCGATACTGGTTAATGAACGTGAGGTCGTCATCCACCGCGAACACCACATGGAGCCGCAGTGGGATGTCGCCGTACTCATCCAGCCGTCGAGCCTTATCGTCAGCCCACCAGAGATAGTCGAATGGCAGGTCGTTGTTGTGAAGCCAGGTTAGCGTGTCAGTGAAGATGTTCGGGTAGCGATCGATCGGCCTGCTAGTGACTAGAATGATTTTCCAGTCTTGACGTCGGCACCAGTCGAGAAAGATCTTGGCGTCGGGGAACACTGGCAGGGTTCGTTTTCCGCCTTGCGTGCGGAAGCCGTGCTTGACCGCATTCCATTCACCGGCTGACAGACCGACACTAGAAGCGTTCACGTAATCGTGTGAAGCTCGTAATCGATCTAGATTGTCGGCTAGTCGAATGGTCAAGGTGTTAGACAGTTTGAGCAAGGCCGGTGCGTGTTCTTTTGCCCAGAGACAGACACCTTGAATGTAGTCCGCCAACACATTGTCAATGTCCACCAAGACACATGGACCGTCAATCCGCTTCATCCACTCTTCTTGGTAGCGGTACTGCACCACCCGGCTCTTAGCGTAATAGAGTTCCTCCAGCCGGTCCATCGGGAACTCTGCGAGCTCAGCACAGGACAACCAGTACTTGAACATGTCGATAAGTTCTTCGTGCGAGTGGGCGACGTTCTGAAGCTTGCCCTGCCGACGCCGATGGGACTTCCATTCGAAGGTGCGGAGGAACTCTCCGGTCTCTTCGATCATTCCGAGTGCCAGATCTTTCAACCGTACTCGGAACCGATCGGTATCGGACTCACTATCAACCGGGCACGCGAGTCCACCCGGAAAGATCTGTTGGTTGAAGGCTCGTTGATCTTCGAGCATAGCCTTGAAGTTCACAGCGTCCCCTTCCATTCGAGAATGTTCTGCCAAGTCTGATGCGCGAGCTCATCTGGTCGCCATGTCGCAAAACGACCGAAACAGAACGTGTCGAACACCTTCAATGCTCGGAGCACGTCTTCGCTTTGAGGATGCGGATGAATTTTGCCGAGTGGAAGCGGCTTCACGTCCGGACCGGGTTCCAAGGTCTCAAAGAACATTTTATCGGCGGTGAGTGTCTGACGGTAAAATCGACTAGTGGGATCGGAGAGATAATTCAATCGCATTCCGGCGTAGGAGCCGTCCAAGGTTTCTGTGCGCAGGTAGATACGATCTTGTTTCCAGGGAGTATAGATCGGCGGTGAGATGAGGCAGAGTTTAAGGAACGCGTCCAAGGGGACGGTGTTCAGCAGTACGTCGTATTCAATGATGCGGCCGTCCGCCATCCTGAGTCGGTGTCCAGACAGGTCCACGGCTTTGACATGTTGGTTATACTCGACTCGTGGTGTCGGGAGTTGGCTGTGCCAGCCGGTAGTGAGATGTTGAAATTGAAGTCCCCAATCACCGCCGTCATGTTCCTTGCCGATCTTTCGTTTGTAGGCGAGGACGGACTCCGGTGTTGGTGGAGCGGAATCTACAAGGGTTTCGACTTCGAACGAATACGACTCAACACCGGGAATCGGTTCCCATAAATATTGCGGACCGACCATGCGGGTCTCGAGATGATTCGCTGGAGCGGTTTTGCGCCAGTCCAGGAGTCGGACGGACGGCATGGCCCACTGAATCAGTTGACCAACAAACCCTCCGCCGATGACAACAACATGCGCCAATTCGAGTCTCATACGTTGCTCACCACGAAGGGAGATTTGGCGCTGACCTTCTGCGGTTGAAGTGGCTTACCGAAGTTCAGTTGTGAAAGCCACACCCGTCCTCGCATGAGCACAACAAATCGTTCAGGCCATGACAACGTCCAGCAAGTGACGGTGACGCGATCGTCGCTGAAGGCCGGTAGATCTTTCACCTCACTGCCCGGTCCGCCAGTCCACGTGCGTGTTTGTTCGGGAAACGAAATCGGTTTCATGCTTCCTCCATCTCGGTTAGGATCTCTTGCTTCTGATAGAACCGACTGCGGTCTCCATGACCGCACATCGGTAGGAACATACAAGTGCCGTATTTGTTTTCGCAGTAATCACTATTCTTGTAGTGACCACTCTCACCTTTCCACCACAGTAGGAAGTCCGATACTACGTCGTCGAGTTCTTGCTTGCGTCGGAAGAGATCCTGACTGTCCACGGTCATTCGCAGCCGAAGAAAATAGTACTCTGGTCGCTTTTGCACATCACGAATGATGCGCTGAGCGAAGGTCTGCATGTCCTCACCCTTCTTCGGCTTCACGGTAGGACGACGCACGATGTTGTACAGAAGACCGGCGGGTACTTTACCTTTGTAAATGATTTGGAGGATGAGCAGGTAGATACCAACCTGCATCTCATGCGGGAGGATGTCGGTGAGATTGGATTCACCAGACTCTCCGATGCGAGACTTGGATTTGGATTCGAACAACCACGGACGCTTGGCACTGCCTTCATGAAAGCTGGCGTCTATCTTCCCGCGTAGGAAGGTCTTCATCTTCTTCTTGCTGCCGTACAGATGATGCCCACGCGGATACTCGACCGCGTAGGGATGCAGGAATTCATGTTCTGGTTTGTTCCAACGCAGCTTGAAGTCTTTGTGCCAGAACCGAAAATACATCGGCAACACACCTTCAGCGATGGCGCAGGTGACCTCCAGTCGTTCCAGTGTCTCTGCATCCGCTTTCGGGTTCTCTGACCGCCATTGCTTCTCGATCACCGCGACATGCTTGACCACATAGTCTGTGGACGGAGCCTTCTTCAACTTGCCGGCACGGACGTCCTCCAGTACTTTCTGGAGCAGTGAGTGCATGATGGTGCCGAACACCTGTCCCATGCTGGTGGAACGTGGACGCCATCCCTTGAGATGCAATCGTGCGAGCTCTCGGCAGTTCTTGAATTTCTGTAATGTGCTGAAACTAACTCCATCCCGTTCCGGATTGTAGGTCTTTACGGTCACCGGCCGCAAGGCAATAATTTTTCCCATGTCCTCCTCTTTCTAATACCCCGATCCGTCACTGCGAAATCCTCACTCGGGGTCACATGGGTCCCAGATGACTCCCATCAGACCGGGGCTCCTTTTCCAAGGGAGCGGCCTGACAGGTGATCATCCTCGCAGCTTAGTTGAATCGATCTAGTGCCCAGAGTCCAATGCCGACGGCGTCCCAGGCATGCGTGTCGGACCGACGCTTGATCTCTGGTAAACCGAGTCGATGACAATGATGCGCACCGATGATCTTCTCAACACGCTTCGCGGCGACGTCCTTCGGCAGTTGTCCTTTCCATCCGGACGTGGTGATCGGAATGAAGGTGCGTGGGTAGACACGGCCTGCGATGACGCCGCAAAGGAAAGTAAGCCGTTGGAGATCTCCGGTACGCCAACCCATATTCGACGTTGCCGCTGCATGGTACTCTGTGAACTCCGCGACCACGCGGGTTCGCGGATCACACAACGCTACGAGTTGGTCGGCGATCTGTTGGGCACGTTCCCACCACTCACCCTTCCCGGTCTTGATGACGCCGATGCGGTTGGGCATCTTATCACCCAACCACAACGCCCATCCAGTACCGGTGAGACCGGGATCGACCGAGAGTAGTGATCTCATATCTCTCCCGCTTCGATCTTACGATGCCACTCACCGAGATGTCGCGCCTTCGCCCACTTGCGTTCGTTGACGGCCACGGTGTTCAACCGGAAGTGCACATGGACCAGATGCATCGTGGCCTGTACATCCGCGATCTCCTTGGATAGCCATTCACGGTTAACCAGGCCGGTGATCGGTTCACTTTCATCGATGCCCTGGATAATGCACCGAGCGACGGCTGACGCACACTCGTTGAGCTCCTCTAAAAACTTCCCCAACAATGCGAGCCGGAGTGGACTCGTTTCCGGTTTCCATGGACTGAGGACGTGCTTAAACGCTTCGGGATCTCCCATCACCTTCTCCTCCTCCTCCTAATCGAAATGTAAAACGGTTTGTGGCTCTCACCCTTGCAATTGATGAAACACTCGTAGCATACCATGTCTTTAAACGCGGAACGATTCCGGCAGCTGAACGGATACTTGGCTTTGCATGGACAAGGATGGCGTGGGAGTGGGATGCGAGGTCTGGGAATTTGACGCGGCTTCCGGAGCTCCGGTCTCACGCGGCACGTTGGAGGAAGTTCGTCATCACGTCACGGAGGAATCGTTTGGAGTCTCGCTTCTTTTCCTGCAACGCATCCAACACGGCTTCGTCCACCGAATTCTTGGTGATGAGATCAATATACAGCAGCGGCACTTTCTTCATCATGTGCTCGATCCGCTGCATACTCTGGGAGCGTACCTCATGGTCCCAGGCGTTGCTGTAGTAGATAGCGGTGTTCGCACAAGCTAGATTCAATCCGTACTGTCCGACCTTCACCTGCATCAACAAGACTCGATAGGTGCCGGCATGAAACTTCCGCTGGATGATCGGCCGTTTCTTCTTCGGTGTACGACCGCGAATGACCTTACAACTGACCTTGGCTTTTTGCAACATCGCATACGCGGCTTTGATCTCGGATGTGAACCGGAACCAGACCACGATCTGTTCTTTCGGTTTCTCCTCGGTGATGATCTGTTTCAACAGTCGTAGTTTGTTGTCTGTCAACATCTCAAGACCAGGAGCGAAGCCTCCTGCCAGTCGTGCCAACCAAGTCTGTTGTACCGGTGCCCATTTGGTACTGTACTGGCCGGCAGTAAACTCGCGTTCGATTTCTTTCTGCAACCGTGCCTGAGCCGGGGTCATGTAGACGTACCGACGTTCGCACACCTTCTTGTTTCCCATGCCGACCTGACGCTGCGACCGGATGAAGCACTGGCTGTGGATAGCCTTCTTGATTTGTTCGACGACACCCTTCCTTGGAAACCACATGTAACCGATTTGATTGAATTTGGATTGGCGGAAGGCCCAGTAGTTCTCGAAGCCGAGGAAAGTGCCGTGAAGGAATTTCATCTGGCAGAAGAGATCGAGCGGAGATTCAGGATTGGGAAGACCGGAGAGGATCGCGCGGTGTTCAATGTGGTCGGTATTGCGGAGGAGGAGTTTGGTGATCTGTGCTTTGGGGTTTCGAATCTTGGTGGACTCGTCGAGGATGATACCGTCCCAGTCCAAGTCGAGAATCTCTGGACGGTTGCGGACGGCTTCGTAGTTGATGCCAAACCATCCGACAGTACTGGAGGATGCCGCCGTGAGCCATGCGTCCTTTTTCTCATTCGGCCAAATGTGAACCGGCCGTTTGCTTTCTTGTTTGATTTCATCTTCCCACTGCATGCCTGGGAGGACATCGAGCGGTGCGACCACTAACACCTTACGTAGCTTCTGTTCACGTGCCCAACGAATGGCCACCGGAGTCTTGCCCAGACGCATGGCCAGGAAGAGACCAATGGCTTTCCGCTTGCGAGCGTAGGCCATGGCCTCATCCTGGTGCTTGAGAAACGTCTTGCGCATTGTTTACTTGACTCGTAGGCCTCGTCCGAAGGCGACGCCGGTTAGAAATCCCGCCACGTAGCACAACCACCCGACTACCCAGATCATCGGTGGTGCCGCCGTATCTCGGTAGGGTAGGAAACAAACACTGGCCAGTAGGGTGGGATCCCGTATACCGTCGGTGGATCGTCAACACGCGTTCCGTCCAGACGTCGTGCGGGCGTAGGTTCTGGGAAGTCCCACGGTCCGAGTGTCGGCGTCTTGGTGCTGAGGATCGTCACCGTCGGTCCGTCACATCGGCAGACCACCGGTGTCTGATATTGGTGCGACTGAAGGATGGTGATCGCTTCAGCCGGAGTTTGTTTCGCGGTCAACGGTTTGCCGAGATCGGCGTTGGTGAGCGTCTGTGCCTGTACCGGACAGGCTGACAGAAACATCAGCGCGACGCAAATGAGCAGGATGACGAGCGTCATGGTTTCGGCGGGACTGCCAGCCCGATCGTCTGTGCCCCAACCAGAGACGTCATCATCGTCGTGAATCATCATACCTCTTCTCCTTCTCCATTCCGAGTTGCTTCGCTGTCGGATCATCCGGCTGTTCTTCTACGATCTCGAGAGCGTAGGCAGCCGGACCCTTTACCGGTTCCGGTTCACGAGCGGAGAACCGAATCCGTGTCACCTGCGTGATGAGTGTGTTGAGTGATAGATGGTTCGGGAGATCCTTTGCAAAAGCAAAGTAATCCCGACCATCCGGTCCGCAGATGAAAAAGAATCCCTTGTCCCGGTTCACTCCGGCGACCGTGCCGACCATTCGATTAGGCATCCGCTTTGTCCTTTGTTCCGTCAAGTCCTTGTCATCCATGAAGAACGAAAGCGGCACCCCATGAGATGATTCACGTGTTACGGGATGCCGCTTTCTTTTCATGACAACCTACGCGGCCTTCTTCTTCTTCAGCTTCAGCACGACCTTCTTCTTCGCGCTGTTGTCGGTCTTCACCTTCCGCACGTAGCCTTTGCTGACCATGCGGTTGAGCCACACACCGGTCTGGGTGAGCGGATCCTGCCCGGTGTAATCCTTGAGACCGCCTTTGACAGCAGCCTCACTGATGTCGGCAACGGTGCCTGACTTCATTTTCTTGATGGCGTTGTAGACGACGCCCATGATGGTCTCGTCTACCAGGTCCTTCGCTTCCTTTGCGAACTCGAATGTCTTTCGGCCGCGACGATCGTCACCAGTGGTCTTTTTCTTCGCCATGATCTCACCTATCTCCTGTTGTTGTGTTGCCTGTTTACGAATTCGTTTCCGTTGATTCGACTTCGAGATCGCATCGATGGCCATCCGTTCGGTCCACAACATAAAGCACATTGGACAGTAGACCAGCTTTCGAATCTTCAACGGATGTTGCGGCCGGATCACGATGTGACCGCAGCGCAGCCGAAGCATCAACGAATCGTTGATCGGCGTACCCTGCGGAAACTTCGGGTCTCGAAACAATGGCCGCATGTAAAGTGCTGTTTCTAGTTTTGACACCTTCCTTTTTCGAAGGATGACCGTGGGACGGACTGCGCGCGTCACCGCGTGTCGCAAATGAATTTTCATGTGCGTTTGATTTCCGCCTCCGCCGCCACCATCTCCACGCCGTTCGAGCCGGGGGATTATCCCTCTGAACCGAGCGGTTCACGCGATAAAATTTATCCCCCGGCCGCACAGCAAGTTAAGCCTCTCCGATTGGCGTCGGGTCGGATGGAATTTTCGTCAAGCTTCCTGATGCCAAAATGTAACCGCGCTCGGTGCGACCGTTGTCGTCCCAGCACACGGCTACAAGCTCGACGCCCTTATCAAGTGCAGATGGCACACCGCGATACAATTCCACCACGGTGCCGACACGATCAGACTCTTGTCGCGACAACCATCCACGTGTAGAGACACGATCCCCTACTGCCAGCGGATTCATTTCTTCGCCTTCGCGGCCTTTGCATCCGGATACTTGTAGATGTTCAGGCCGACCTTGACATCGCCAACGTCCTTGTTGCCTTCGGACGATGCGATGATGACGGTCTTGCCCGACGCCGACGGTCCGAAATCCTTGCTGAGGTCCACGACCATCGTGAGCTTGCTGCCGTCGATTGAGTACTCGATGTTCTTGCCCAGTGTTTTCTTTGCCACGTCAGTACCTCTTCAAAAAGAAACTGGTTAACTCAGTCCGCGCCAACAACTCGTCACGATAGCTTGTGTTCTCATCGATGACGTGTATCTGGCGTGTCCTCTTTCTACGTTCGACTCGCTTTCGTTTCGGAGTCCGCTTTTTCTTTTTCATGCGCGTCTCCGTTTCTTCGGGACCTCCTCCATGTAGTACCGAGGTTGACGACGGATCTTCAGTGCGTCGGCGAGAATGGTCGCACGCACCCATGACGGTGACACGCCGTACTTCGCAGCAATGCGTTGGAGCTCTCGGTTGATCTCCGGTAACAACGACGTGTGGGACGGCTCACGCACCACACCAGGGATGCGCGGTTGACATCGTTTCTTCATTTTCCACCCCACATGTGCATGAACACGGCGTCCTTCATAGCCTGCATCAACACCGGTACCTCATTGGCGGCGACGGCGATCTTGGCGACACGTACGTATTGATCGACGCGCATCGTCATGGCTTGCTTGCCGACCTTCTTCTTGATGAGCGTCTCCGCCTTCGACGACGTGGCAGTCTTCTTCTTCTCGCGCCACTTCCTTTTCTGAATGCGTGACATCCTCTTCTTCCCTTCCGGCGTCTGCAACCAATGCACCTTCTTCTCCTCCATCATCATCTCCTTCAAGCGATACGTTTTCGTTTTTTCAGCAGCTTCGAAATCTGCCGCTGAGCCATGCTACCGATCTTTGCGAGTTCCCGATATGACTCAAATCGACGTGTGAACGCTTCCATGTCGTGCAATGCTTGTTGAATAGCCTCCTCTCGAAGTGATACCATTGACCGAATCTTGACCACGTGAGCATACGCTCCTATGGATCGAAGGTGTGTGAACGCTTTCACACTATAGGCCTTCCCGTTCGACTTCTCGTATACGACCTTCAGAGAACGGATAACGGATCGTGCTTGAACCAAACGGTATTCGTGCGCGGCCGTTTGATTATCCCAGTCAATGAACATGTGAAGCGGGGATGTCATGGAGGTTGCATCCTCCACGAACTTTTCCGCCGTGTCGATTTTCCTTTCTACGAGATACTCACCTACAACGTTCGGATCAAATTGTTTTGACGTGAACATTGATCCGTCTGCCCACACATATTTCATACACACTCCTTTTCGCATGACCGAAATCGCCCGCTAGACTCGACTGGACTCTGCTACACGTAACCATACCGTACACGACTCCTCTTCACATTACCGTACTTTGAGGTGCATTGCCTGCTATGCTTTGAATTTGCTAGGCCTCACTCCACATTACGGCACTCCTCTGCACGTCACCTCACTTGACTTCGCTTAACCTGCCTTGCTTTACACTACCAAACATCACTCAACTATACCCGACTACACCGGACTACGTAATGCAGTACTAAGCATAGCCAGCTTAACTTTGCATGACCAAACTCCGCATGACCGGACACTAACTCGCTGGAGTGAGCGGTGCTATACAGATCCTGACCAGCTAGGTTTTAGTTCACGATACGAAACGTTCCCCATCCCATACCAGAAGATGAAGTCGAGTCTGGCCGACCGGCTCCAATTCCGACTTGCAGACCGACTCTGGTTAACAGATTGGCGATGTCGGTCAATGTGAACTGATCCTCATCGAATTGCACCCGAACAGACGCTTCCCATCCTGGGTCGAACATCATGCGCGGACAAATGTCCGGAGCACCATTCGACAAACGAACGTAATGCTCGACATGGCGCGGTGTTCCTTTCAGGAATCGAACAAGTGGAGTACCGTCTTCCTTGTCGAATCCATCCGGCTCGATGAACACCGACATCTTAGCGATCGTCATCTTAAAGTTCACAAGCCGACAAGCCGAGATCAGACCTTTCCGAATTCCCGACGCCGGGAATCCAATCCAGCCGTCTGTACTGACATGCAACGACTGTTGCGCACGTTTTTCAAAGTCCTTCGGATCCCTCTTGGCGTGTTTGCTTTTTGCCGTTCCTCCTTCGGCCTGCTTGTCTCGCATGGCCTTTTTCATTTCCTCACTGAATTTGTTTGACACGAACGGAGCCGTACCTTGAATCTTAAATATCGCTGAACCGATGCGTGGAGCCTTAACGGTTACTTCGCTTTCTTTGACTTCGGCCTTGTCCTTCTTCATCACCTTCTCCTTTTACAATCTGCACTCTTTCGGTTTCTTGTCATTCCGTTTTCGTAGGAAGGACGGGAACCGCAATCCGGTCTCTGACATCTTCTCATACTTCACTTCGACGACGCATGGATACTTCCACTGCAACGCCTCCACTCGTTGCTTGTCACTGAAGCCGGTTCCGACATTGCCCATCGGGACCAAAAGACCTTTGGCATGGCCGTAGATCCCAAGGTTCAACGCCCCGACCACCTTCCCGTTCCGACCCTTGCCGAGCTCGTAGCCGGTGGCGACGAAATCTCCTTCCACCATCGGCTTGAACTTGTAACAGTTGCATCGCTTGGGAGAACGATTGAGATGCACCTGCGTCGCCTGGTCTGCCCGCCACAACACCAGACCTTCCCATCCGCGTTTCTGCACACGACGAATGCTCTCAGCTAATGGTTTCGTAAGCCTGGGCATCATGACTACGTGATTGAAATGTGCACGATGACCGCTGTGCGCTTTCGCCAACGCAACCCCCAACGCATTGTAGCGATCTCGATAGGACAACTGCCAGGTCGGAAGCCGATTGTAGAAGAGAAGGTCAAACACCAGGAACTGGACGACGCATCCCTGGTGCTCATAACTCACGATCGTGCGACCGGCACGTTCCGCCTTCGATCGGCAGATCTCCGACACCGCGATAAAGTCATCGGCACCCTTCGGTGTGATGACCACGAACTCACAATCGAGGATGGTCCCCGCTGGCAAGGTGAGCTCCTGGGTGAGCCGGGTGAAGTGGGCGGTCATGTCGTCCATCCCTCGGCTGTAGACGTGAATGGCGCCATCCTGGCCAGCCACAATGTAGTGCCGCATCCCATCCCGCTTACGCTGAATGGTCAACAACCCACGTTTGTCCCACTCAGCGGCCAGAGCCGGGTCGAGCTCGCGGATCGGCTTGGCTGGTGCGAAGGCACGTGGCAAATGGTCGAAGTCCAGATCCGTCTTCAACTTCTCCAACTGCACTGCATGCGCTCGTGCTTCGGCTTCCACGTACCCGGCTCGCATCTTCTTCTCAACCTGTCGAGCATGCTCGTCCAACGCGACGGCTTTCGGTGATTTAAAAGCGAGCGTACCCTTCCGTCCTCGACTGGTCATGGTGTCGTGAGTGATCTGCATCTTCCCGCCTTTGATCCCCCACATGCTAGTGACCGTGATCCCGTCGGCTTCAATCCAACAAGACCAGGTTTGCAATTGACCCTTCGACGTCCGAGAGAAGAAGGTCACGAACGCCTTTCGGCTATTCACTCTCAATCTCATCGTCGTCCTCCAGGTCATCAGCATCGAGCATGGCATCGAATTCCGATTGCCAATCGCTTTCCGCTTCGTCGGTATCCGAGCGATCGATCTCGTCGTCGTCTCTGTCTTCCATCACACTACCTCCACCACACCGGTCTTCAACATCCGATGTAGCATGATGCTGGTTTGTGTCGTTGGATCCTGCCCAGTCACATCACGCAGACCTTTCTCGATTGCCATTGCCGCGATCTCCGCCACCGTTCCCTCCTGCATCGTACTGATCGCGTGCCATACGATATGCATGATCCCGGCCGGAACTTTTCCGTCTGGTTCCTTTACGTAGCGGAATCGTTTCTGTTGTCCTCTGGCGCCAACCTCCGCGCGTGGTGCACTGGGATCTCGAGGGATGCGCACGCCTTTCCGTTCTTTCTTCGCGAGCTCCTTCTTTAGTTTCAGCATCATCTGTCGTCGTTTGTATCGGCTCATCTTCGGTAGATGGCACGGACAAGTGCAGTAGAGATGCGTACGACCGCGATCTTGGTCCACGGTCTTCGGGCAATGACGGTGTCGAGAATTCTTACATGCTGCAAACAGTTTGGGTCGGAACGATTCGAAGTACACACGTGGATACTTCGGACAGTTCACAGGCGTAGGAGGCAGGAGGAGCTCTGCCATCCTCGCATGCTCGCGAATCTTCGCCTTGATGAGCCGAGCCTTCGATCGTTTACTCAAATGAGTTTCTCCTGCGCGGATGCCAGCATGTCTCGAAAAGCTGTAAGACCCGGACAGGTATGGCCGTTGTAGCGCCAACCCTTACAGGTACAATAGAGCATGTTGTGCCGGTCCAGACAGATCTTGTGCGGTGGATGACCTTCCTTACTTGATGGCACCAACGCAAGCACGATGTGGACCGGTCGTCGGATGCGCACTTTGATTTTCATCCTCCATCTCCTTCTTTATCTTGGCGGCGCACGAGGAACAGATACCGTGCGAGGCACCGCGATTGCTCGCGTCCTTTGGATTGAAACCGGGACACCAAGCACAGATCACACGAATGAGCGGTACGAATCGTACCTCTCGATACTGCAGATGACCGGGTGCACCGAACGGTATGAACATTGAACTCATCTTCATCTCCTTGTCCTACGGATTCGCGTGTCGCTGAATTTCCTGGTCTACGAAATTGAGCCACTCACGCACAGTGAGCTCTGGGTCGTACAAAACCATCACACTGCGAACCGCTGCATCCGCCGTGTCGGGATCGAGACCGGCCGCTTGCGCACGCTGATGGGCAATGCTGCGAGCGGTCATGCGCGACGAAAGACGATTGACCTTCATCGGAGCACCAAGAAGGTCTCTGCGTCCTCTTCGTCGTCATCATCCGGTTCAGCAATTGCGAACCCACTGCTGCTGTAAGCGGATTCTGAAACGGTGACAGTTTCGAACTCGCCTTTCAACGGCAGTGCCTGAGCGGTGTGTGAATGATCTCCGTAGTCGGCGGTGACAATGATCCGCATGTCGGGTGATTCGCCTTCGAGCAGGTCAAGAAGCTCGCCAACGGTGATGGTGCGTAATCCTCTGGTCATTACTTCTGCTCCTTGTACATGCTCCAATAACTGATAGCGATGCGAATGGTATCTTCCAATGTCGGAGTTGAACCGGCTTGCTGTTCCAACCATCTCTGCATGGTAAGCAACTGCAATACTACCGGCCTTGATAGTTTGAGTCCCTGACGCTTCGGTAGCGCGGCAATGTGACTCATGACTGCGGTACCGTGGGCATCCGAACCATTGCCGCAGCGCATGGCTGACGGTCATGCACCAGTTTCGGTACGACGGAGTCGATCACGCGCAGGAATTCATCTTTGGTAAACTCAACGTGGCAATGCCAACAGCGGTCGCTAGCGACTACGTCGTAGGGATACCATGGCGAGTTCATTTCACGAATCATGACCTTCTTCTCCTTCTTCTTCGATGGGTTTACACGTTCCAATCATACAGGTCCATCCAACGCGATTTCGGATAGCCTGCGGCGACCGCGCGACGTTTCGCTTCAGCGAGCAAATCCTTGTAGCGAGCGAATTGCTGGAGGCATCGGCCGCGTACCCGACGCGGTCGATTCGAGCCATTGAAGAAATGATATTCGTTGGTCCAGAGATAGAGTCGGTAAATGCGCTTGACCACGACGGATTCCCCTTCGCCGACGTGAATGACCTCTCCGATTCTCATCTCACCCTCCGCACGTGCTCCAATGGCGGCACGTATTCGGCTTCCACCTTTACCCACATGTCGTCGTTGATGGCCACCACGACACCGGTGATCAGTTTCGCCGGACCACCGGGATGCTGAGCGCCGTATGACCCGGTGTTCGGCCGCATCTGTGCCCACGAGTGCCGGTCGCCAACCTTGATGGTCTGAGGAATGTTGGTGCCAAGGACGAAGGTGTAAATGATGAGAAAATCTTTCCAGGTCTGGCAGATCTCGCACCAGAACTGACCGGTCTCCCGCGTGTTGGCAATGGCGGGTTCACTGCCGCAGACGTCGCAACGGAAAATCTTGGACATGATGTTCTCCTATTTAGTAACGGTGGCCCACATCAAGATACCGGTTTTGATTTTGAGAAGTTCTTTGTCGCGGTGAATGACCTTGCCGATTCGGCCTTCGAATTCCTGGTCGGTCAAACGATACGCGGTCAGCGTGGCGTCCTCGGTGCCGCCAGCATCTTCCAGCGCTTGTTTGACGTCATCGATATCGAGGCTTTCATTTTTGATGTCGGCTTCAACCAGAAAATATACCTTCATGACCTTCTTCTCCCTCTTGAAAACGGAGGTGAGCCAAGCGGGATGCCTGGCCCACCCATCGACGCCGCGCACGCTATGCGGCCTGCTTGATACGCTTCACCGCCTTAATGGCCCGCAGCCGATTGAGATGCACATGGGTCTGGACCAACGGGTCCTGGCTGGTGACCTTCTTCAGTCCCAGCTTGATGGCGGCCTGTGCGATATCCGCCACCGAACCATGCCGCACCTTCTTCACTGCCTGCAGCACGACCGCCTGGATACCTTCCTGAGCCTCAACGGCCTTGACGAAAGCGAACTGCGCACGACCACGACGGCTGACGTTCTTGTTGCTCTTCATGATACGGTCCTTTCAATGGGAGCAGGATTGCTCCGTGATAGGCACACCGATGTATGCCCACCACGCAACGTCCTACCGAGAAACCGGTTCGAGCTCGAAATCAATCATGTCGAGAATGCGGCCGTCGTCTGTCACGCACGTGTAGAAGGTGAACAGCGTGTCCGGGTCAGCCAACAAGTCCGAACGCATCTTCAGCATCTCCGGAGTGACCTCGCCTTCGTCGCCTTCCGAATCCAGGTTCCACAATTGCGAGGAGAGCACGGTGACGACCAAGCCGATATCGGAACGGTGCGGGTGATGTTCACGGCCGTTGAATCCGTCCATGTCTACGTTAGTGATCTTGAACTTCATGGTCATGTCCTTCTCCTTCTTCATTGTTGACAAATTATTTACGCGCCTTGCGTGGTTCCCATAATACGGTTTCCAGCATGGCTGCGAATTCCTCTTCGGTACACAACGCCTTCTCTGCGTCCGTGAGATTGTTGTATTCGTAGCTGATATCGTTAAATGCGTAACGAAGAAACTTGACCATAGTCTGGTGCACCGTCTGAATGTCCTTCATTTCTGATGTCATGTCCTTCTCCTTTATTTCCGAACGAAGTAAAACAACGCGGATGCCGCCATACAGGCGAGTCCGAACCAATACATGACCATGACCTTCTTCTCCTTCAGTAAATCCATCCGGCCTTGGAACCGGTCACCAGCACTATGCTGGCGGGGATTTACAACGCGATACTGTCACCATCGCGTTGTCCTCATCATCTCTGTCCGTGTGCACTTGGATACGTGCGGTCTGGGTATAGGCCTGCACAGCGGAAGTAGAAAGGGTCAAGCGGCCATCTCCAGAACGGAGAGTGTTTCCACTTCAGGTCTGCTGGTGTCCGTGGACAACCGGATGTCGTTCGCGAATTATCCCGTGTGACGCTATGCCGTGAGGCGGTGTGGTCAGGGAACGCTAATGGAACATCCGGCCGCGCCATTGGAAGGCGCGACAGCTTTCTGAAAGCCTGCTTGGTATTTTGTTTTCAAGCGGCCCACCCAGTTCACCGGCCTTGATTCGTAACAGCCTGGGGTGGTACCCGTGTCGCTGTGGATTTCGGTTTGCGGCTTACGGCGTTCCGGGCACTCGCCTGTCGGCATCGGCCCTTGCCTGCGCTCCGTCACCCACCCGACACCGCTATTATCGCCTGAAGTGACATCGGCCGTGCATACAAAAGAAGAAGGTAGTCAGCCGAAATGGGGTCGAAAGGGTGGCTAACCCGTACACCGGCCTGGGGATAAAGAATATTTGCAGGTCATTTCAGATTGGTCGAACGGAATTGCACAGTGGTGGAATTTGCTCAGGAAATTGAATGCCACTTTTTGCCCGAAACCGAGGTATCAAGCCGAAAAATCTCGTCACCCCCCCTTTTTGGAGTCATGAATTCGAGCACTTTTTCTCCGTAACTTGCGCCGTCATATTGTCGGTTGATGAGCCGGGTAAATGTTAGTTGTTCCCGAAGAATTTTCAACCCTTCACGCATGATGACGGCGTGGACATCAAATGTCGAGGGTAGAAAGATCGTGCGCTCACCGGGAACCCAGAGCAACCGTTCGATATCGAGCTCGGCAACGGCCGTCGTGGCGAGCACCGCGAACGCACGGCGAAAAAACTCTCGACGATCCATTACAGTTCGAACTCCACCTTCACATCACCCAGTATGTAACTGCGCATGTCACCGGAGACCGAGGTATCAATCATATCACAGCGAATGTTTCGCGGCGTGACGCCGGTTCGTTCCTTGAACCGCGCGAGACACGGCGTCATCGCGTTGTACAGTTCGCGTTTGAGTGTGCTGATGTGCTCTGCGAAGTCCGGTGCCTTGGTTGCATCTGCCATGGTCTGTCTCCTAAGGGGTTCCACGTGTTTGAGTAAAATCCATGGTGGTGTGCGATTCCGCCATTGGTACTGTCCGCAGAGACATTTAGTTTGACCGAATGGCTCTTCCATGGTGTCTGCCGGAACAATCCAGCCGTTCACCTCTCGAACACCGGTGCATATGAACCAAACGTGTTTACCGAGGATGCAGGTATGGCCGATATGTCTGGTGGGATCAACAATAATACTCATTATGGTTCTCGTTCGCTGTCCTGGACCGGTTTGAACCGCGCCTCGATGCTTTTCTCTCCCAGGCGTTGGAGTGCGCGACCGACTTTCTGCAACATCTCATCCGTGAGATTGCACCGGTAGATGAGTTGGTAGATATTGTCCACCTTGAATTCTAACGTGACATCGACGCAGTCGTCCGGCATATCAATGCCTTCAAACTTGAGTGCGTCATACAAGCTGTAGGTGCTAATCACTCTCGCCATTTTCCTCCTCTAATTCATGAATGGTAAAGCCGTCATCGCCAATGGGAAAAGAAATCATCTCCCCATTCTGCATGTGAAAGTAGATCCGGGTTTCTCCGTCTTCCTTGAACTCGTCTTCGTCCTGTTGGGTGATGTCGAGAATCCGTTGGCCGATGAACCGACCGAGGAACTCTCGTACGTTACTGTAATCCGTCATGCGGATGCTCTTCCAAATAGCGTCGGAGGTATTCTTCCTTGCTGACGCTGCGGCCGTTAATCAGATACCGCGTCAGGCCGGGAACATACTGTGTGCAGTCATCGGCCTTGTAGCCGGGTTCAACCTTCTCCTCGCACCGTACGCAGCGATGTTCGCCAATGGGAATCTCTGCGCCGTCTTCAAAGTACTCTATGCCGGTCTGAACCCAATGCAATGTGGGTGTGATGAAGTGGTCGGTGGGGCGATAGCTAGTGGCCGGTGCGCCGTTGGTCCACCATTGATGAATGTGTCCATGACGGTCGGTATGGGTCCAGCGTTCATTTGGTCGATGGAGGGAGGTCGCTTCCATCATCGACCGTTCCATCCGGAATTCGCTGCTCATGTTGTCGCTCCTCAAATTTATCGAGTAGGTACTGCATCGCGTCCAACCACGTGACGTCGGTATCGTTGGCGATATCGAGTGCGGCCGCAATCAAATGTAAGGCGCCGAACTCCGGCTTCGGTTCGTCTTTGACCGCTTCGATGACGCGTTGTCCCATGAGTTTGGTTTCGTCATCCTTGGCATCCAGAATGCGTCGGCACTTCTGGCGGAGATACCGTAGTTGTTGTCGGGTTCCGCAATGCGGATTCCATTGCAGCTTCTGAGTGGTATCGAGTTTGGCTTTGATGTAGGAGGGAAAAGCCGGTCCTTTAAATCGAACATGACCCATACGTCGGCCGGTCATGGTGGCCATCCCTCGCCGAACTCGTCAGCAAACGCACCGGGACAACTTTCTAACCAGACGAGCACAGACAACGGAGAGAACCCAAGCCAGGTCGCGAATTTATAGATCCACTCTCCGGGTCTCGAACGTGGGCGGGAATGAAAGACGAGTTCGAATGCCCGCGCGAGCTCGTCCATGGCGCGAATGGCTTTCTCGGTCGCGGCCAGCAGTGGGGTCATATCGAAGGTGATGGTGATGTGGATCTCTTCACTCATGGCGTGAGATCCGGTGTCATCTGAGCAAAGGCCGCGCGCCAACCCTTATCGAATGCCAGGATTTCTCCAGCGGTGTCGCCTTTGTGCATATCCACGGGTTCGCGGGAGGGATGTTCGCCTTCCCGGTAGCCCATGGTCTTGAGAAATTGGCAACCGTTCGCGGCGCATTCCGGTACCGAACCCATGCAGGCAATGACAACGGGATCCGTGGTCTGTAAATCTGCGGCACCCATCCGCCGATTCATCAGATCGCCGAGTCGTGCGGCCCAACGCTCGCGTTGTTGCGCGGCAAAGGGATCGAGCATCGGCGTGCTCTCAATGTCTTGCCGTAGCAGGAAGAGTTGTTGTAGAAATTCGCGTTGTGTCATTTTTGCTCCTTGTTAAATCGCGCGCCAACTTCGGCCGCTGTTTCCTCTCGGCATACTTTCATTGACGCCTCCGAATGTGATCGCGCACCGCTACGATTAGCAACAGCGCCAAGACCACAATCGCCGCAACCCTGATCATGGCTTGTGTCAATGTTTCTTCTCCTTGTAAAAGTGCCAACGATGACCGAGAGATTTGGTAATGGATTCTGGTATGCGTATCGGGAGCAGCAGTTCGTCTTCAGTACGGCCTGACCGGACGTAGGTCCAGATCGGCGTGGTGTTGAGATCATAGCTGCGAATGAGTTTGGCCAAAGCGGAGTAGCTGTCGGCTTGTTCCCGCTTGAAGTAATACTGGCCGCCGGTGTGATGGCTGTAGGCACCCCATCGCTGGGGCAGATCTGAGGTGATCTGCGAAGCCGAAGGGGGAATCGGGGTCGGGAGCGGATCGGGTTTGCCGGGATGGGCGTCGCCTTTCTTCCGCAGATGCTGCGGGATTTTAAGGTGATAGGCGCTGAGCGCTTGGTCCACCAGATGGCTGCGTCGGGTGAGTGCGCGTTGAATCCGTGCGCGATGGGAGGGGGATTGTTTGTAGCCTTTATTCGGCAATCAGGTCCTCCAGTAGTGCCCGCAGCGAATGCAGGTCCACCCATGTGTGGTGAGTTGCCAGGAATGGCCGTAGCGTTTGCAGCGGGCTTCGCGATTGGATTGTAGGCCGGTGATCATGACGCTGAGGGCGGCGAGCACGGCGAGGGTGGCAATGCCGTACCAGGCGTAATCGTTCATGGTTGTTCCTCAATGCGATGCGCGATGACCAGGAGCGCGAGGATCAAGGCATACAGCATCGCAAAGTACATGTGGCCCAGCGAGTGCGTGGTGGGATCGACGTTGTCGAGTGCGTCGTACACGGCTTGTTCGTCGGCTTTCATTCGATGCGATCCTTTGGTTTGCGGCAATCGGTGGTGGTGATGCGAAAGCCTTCTTTAGAATAATGCGAACGGATGGTCGGGGCCTCGCTGGTGCGAATGACGGGTGCGGCGAATTGTCGGATCATGCGTGGGCCGATGCAGGTGGTGCAGATCGGCGCCGGATCGTGATGGTGATGCTGGTACAGTTCAATGGTGATGGAGCAGACCGGGCACCGATAGTCATACAGCGGCATACGCTCCTCGATAGTTAGACAGCGGCATTTATTGGATCCTCCGAACAGCTGATTATAGAGTTTACTAGATAAAGTGTCGAGAGGAAATTCGGGGGTGGAGATGCAGGTGTCCCTTTTAGCAGCGATGAGTGATTACTGTATATAGTTATGCGTAAGAATTGAATAAATGGGAATTCACGTCTAGAGTGGAGGGGGTATGGGTCATTCTTCTAGAAGTTCTCTTTAAATAAAAAATCATACGAAAAAATCCTTAGTAATGTAGTGGTACTTCATAGGGGAAATGCTCCATGACGGTGCGGGAATGACGCGAACGAACGACGAACAGGGGCGGTGCATGAAGGGGGACCCTACCCCTCGCGTTTCAGGTGTGAACTGCCGAAAAAGCGGTGCTTTTTGCGAATATGCACGGAGAATTGCGAATTCGGAGGAGGAAATACCATGGAAGAGGGTCGGTTTTTCGGGCCTTAGGATAATGGGGTGTTGGAGGAGAAACGAGCCACTTTTCGTGGTTAGGCACTGCTGAAAATTATGTCAAAAATCACGTTCGTCACGCCATCTGCATACAAACGGACACCCGGCATTCGTCCGCGTTGTACGCACCGGCACCGCGAGACGCGCCAGCACTGTCTCAAGCCGCAGGGCCACACGCAGAATCATTCATACAAAGATTCTCCGGTACATGCGGCAGAAAAAGCGGCTCCGAAAAAGAATTTCGTCGTGAGCAAGGAAACCAAGCTGGACTGTTTGCAAATGATTGAGGATCCAGTGTACCGAAAACGCCTGCTTGCGGATCTGCGGGAGCGAAAATTACGCCCAGCCGTAGAATGCATGCTGTGGTATTACGCCAAGGGGAAGCCGAAGGAAATGGTGGAGCATTCGGGTACGCTCTCGCTACAGCAGGAGTTGAGTGCCTTGAGTAATGAGGAGCTCCAGGAGCGGGCACTCCAGGTCGCCGCGATGCTCAAGGCAGAAACGGTACATTAGTATGATCGAGATGTATCATCCGGAACATGCACGGGTCCATCCCTGCGCGGCAGAGGAGAGCGAGCTCGAACGCTTACTACGAGAGGGATGGGTCCGTACCAAAGAAGAACTCGATGCTCCACGAAAAGAATTCTCGCAGCAACACATTGATGACGAGTTCGATGCTCGCGTCGATGAAATGTTACGCGAAGAACAGCGAGCCGATCGACTGGCATCCCGCAGGAGGGGGAGCATGCACCCCTGAAATTCAGTGAAATCGTGCGTGGTACATTCTCACAGTTCAATTCAATTTTCATCAGGTGTCATTATGAATATCCGATCCATGCTGTGGCGCCTCATCTACGCCGTGATCTTCGTCCTCATCGTCGTGTTCTGCATCCCGCTGCTCTTCGAACTCGTCGGCCTCTCCATTCCCGGCGGTCCCGGCATCATGCTGCTCAAGTTCGCCTTCGCCTGTCTGATCGTCCTGTATGTCTTCTTCGGCCCTGAACCTCCGGCACCCTTTTGACCCCGTGCATCGCTGTGCCTTGAACAACTACGCGAATTGACATGCGCCGATTCCTCACCGCCTGCGCGTTGCTGCTCCTGTGGTTCTTCGCTACCATCCTCATTCTCGGGTGGATCATCCTGCGCATGTGTCCGGATAGCAATCCCTGTTAAATTTTAAAATTTGAAACCTACCACTCATCTCCATCCCGATCCCTTCTCCCTAGGGGGATCTCCTCGCGCGCGTTCCTTTCTTTCGCCAGCCGAACAGCTGGCCGGCATCATTGCGGAACAACGGCGCCGACGCTACCTCGCCGCACCGGACCGCTGGATCCAGGACACCCTGCAGGAGCATCTCTGGACCAAGCAACGCGAGATTGTCCTTTCAGTACGGGATCATCGCAAGACCGCCGTTCCCTCCTGTCACGGGTCCGGCAAGTCTTTCCTCGCGGCCAGAATCGCTGCGCATTGGTTGTGCAATCATCCCGCTGGAGAAGCCTTCGTGGTTTCTTCGGCTCCTACCGGGCGTCAGGTCCGGAACATTCTCTGGCGGGAAATCAATCGCGCCCATGGCAATGCCGCGCTCATCGGTCGCACCAACCAGACCGAGTGGTTCCTCCCCACGGCCAATGGCAAAGAGGAACTGGTGGCCTTCGGCATGAAGCCGGATGATCTCGACCCAGCGGCGTTCCAAGGCATTCATGCCCGCTACGTGCTCGTCATCTTTGATGAAGCCGGAGGCATTGCCAGCCAGGCCCTGTGGGAAGCCGCGGACTCCCTCTGCGCCAATGATGACTCGCGCTTCCTCGCGATTGGGAACCCCGACGCACCCGAGACGGAATTTCATAACATCTGCAAACCCGGCTCCGGATGGAATGTCATTCCCATCTCCGCCTTCGACACCCCCAACTTTACCGGCGAAGCGGTACCCGACAAACTCAAACACCTGCTGGTCGGCAAACTCTGGGTGGACGAGAAACGCCGCAAATGGGGCGAGTCGAATCCCTTCTGGATCTCAAAGGTGCTCGGGCAGTTCCCCGATACCACGATCGATGGACTGCTCCCGATTAAATGGGTCCTGGCGGCCCAGCAGCACGAACTCCCCGCTGCCGCGCCGTACGAATTCGGATTGGACGTCGGTGGCGGCGCGAACAACAGCACCTACTGCGAACGCGAGGGACCGCGCTATCGCATCATCCGCCGCGATCAGAACCCCAACACCATGGAGACCTGTGGACAACTGCTGGCCTTCATCAACGCCAGAAAGCAGTCCAACACCACCACCGCCTACGGCCGGGTGAAGGTGGACGAGATCGGCATTGGACGCGGGGTGGTGCAACGCGCCCAGGAACAGAAATACACGACTGTCATTGGCGTCAATGTCTCGAGACCCGCCAAGGACAAAGAACACTTCGAGAACATTCGCGCCGAAGGCTACTGGGCGCTCCGCGAACTCTTTCAATCCCGCCTCATTGACATCGACGACGCGGATGATGATCTCGCGGCGCAGTTGGTGGATCTCCGCTATAAGCGCAACAGTCGCGGCAAGATCCAAATGGAATCGAAAGACGATATCAAGGCCAGAGGACGCCCATCTCCCGACGACGCCGATGCCCTCATGCTGGCGTCGCTGTCCTATACCGGCATCGTCGAGGAAGTACGCGTCCATGAATCGGCCTGGGGTTAATTCATGAAGGAGGTGAGGCTGTATGCGGTAACCCATCCATGGACGGAGCCTGCACGAAACCAGAAGATGAGCCGGTTGTCAACATCCCGCAGGCTCCGTTTCTTATCCAGAGAGAGGAGCAGATGCCATTCAAAATCTCAGCGTATATTGGAGCCGCGAACTCCTTCGTGGCGGAAGGAGACACCTTCGAACCGGCCTTCGCTACGGCGTTCACTAATTGGATCAATAAAGTCCCATTCGAACAAGGCGATGCCGCCGCAGTGGTTCGCCTGCTCGGCGATGCCTCCAAGATTGAAGCCGTCGCCGCTGACATCAAAGCCAAGGCCGCACAACTCGACTCGACCGCACCCGCACCCACGACGTAGGCGCACTTCCGCGCATGTAGAGGAGACACCATGACCGATCTCAATCAGGCACTGCAGAAGGTGGACGATGCCACCAACACCCTCGCCGCCAATCAGGGCGTACTCAGCGCGGCACTCGATGCGGCCAGCACCCGCATTGCGGCGTTGATCACTACGCTCAGCACCAGCATGACGGCGGCACAGGTTGACGCCGCGAAGGCCGTGCTGGACACCGAGACCAATCGCATCGATGGCGTGGCAGCGGCACTCACCGCGTCCGCAACCGTGCTCAACGGTCTCGCAGCCGCACCGGCGGATCCGGTCCCGGTCGATCCGGTCCCGGTCGATCCCGGCCTGCCGGCTGATCCGGCACCACCGGTCGTCAACTAGCATTTGTACGGCGTTTTGACACGACGGAGTCGAGCCTCCAGACTCGGCTCCGTCCGTTTTAAAAGAAGAAAGGATAGAGCCATGACTCGCAAGACGGGTGGTATGCAATTTCCGGTGACTCTCTATCACAAGGACAACGGTACACCGGAGTTCGCGGCCGATGCGCGACATTCCCAGTACACGACCTATCCGATCGTGGTGCAGGATCAGGACGCGTACGATCGACTCGGACCCGGTTGGTGTGAGGATCCCGTAGCCGCATCGGCGTGGGTGCCGGATGTGGATGAATCCGAACCGGAACAGACCGAGGATGACGAACGATCGGAAGCGGCGGAAGAGCCGAAGAAGCGGAAGCTGCCGACGACACGGAAGAAGTAACCGCGAGAGGATGGCATGCCCGTTGATACGAAACGCAAAGACTTCGTAGAGATGGAAGACAAGTGGCGACGCTTGCGCGACTGCTACGAAGGTCGGGATGCGGTATTGAAAGCCGGAGAGAAGTATGTCCCGTCGTTGCCCGCGAAAGATGCGACGGAAAATGAAGCGTATCGGAAGCGTGGCAGCTTCTACAATGCCGTTCAGCGTACCACCAACGGGATGACCGGTGCGGTCTTTCAAGAAGCACCGGAAGTCGAATTCCCCGAAACCATCAAGACGTATCTTGACGACGTCACACTGACAAACATTCCGTTCGAGATGTTCGCTCAGGAAGCCGGTCGCGAGGTCGTCTTGATGTCGCGGTACGGGGTCATGGTGGACATGCCGGTACCGCCACCAGAGGGGATCACGTCCTCAGACGTGCGTCCCTACTTGGTTGGTTACAAAGCGGAGGACATCATCAACTGGCGTACCGAACGAATCGGTGGCCGGCAGGTGCTCACCTATCTCGTACTCCGAGAACTGATTGAGTACGTGGACCCGAAGGATCCCTTCCTGTGTCTCACGTTATGTCAGTACCGCGTCATCAGACTCGTGAACGGGGTTTGTGCGGTGCAGCTGTATCGAGAGAAAGGACCGGGACAGAAGGAGTATGAAATCTACGGCGGTGCGGTCATTCCTACGCGACGGGGTGTCGCACTCAATTTTATTCCGTTCATTTTCATTTGTGCGAAGAACGCGACACCGGATCTCGAGACGCCACCGCTCATCGATCTGGCGGATGTGAATCTCGGTCATTGGCGGAACTCCGTGGACTATGAGTACGGTTTGCACTTGGTCGCCCTACCGACACCATGGGTCTCCGGTGCGAGGAATTCCGGCGACGGACGCGTGCCGATGAAGATGGGACCCAGCGTGGTGTGGGAACTTGACGTCCAGGGAGAAGCCGGGATGTTGGAGTTTCAGGGTGCCGGACTCGCGGCCATCGTGACTGCAATGGAGGAGAAGAAAAAACAGATGGCCGTGCTCGGTGGCCGCTTGTTAGAAGATCCCTCCTCAGTCCAAGAAACCGCGAGCGCGGTTCGTATGCGTCATGCCAGCGAGCACGCCTCATTGCGCATGATCACGCAGTCGTTGGAAGTCGGTCTCACGCTTGTGCTCCAGATTCTGGTGTGGTGGGACAGTACGTTGGTCAAACCGTTGGATGCCGAAGTCAGTGTGGAGTTGAACAAGGACTTCCTCAACGTGAAAGCCACCGCTCAGGAAGTCACGGCGGCACTCCAGGCTTTGCAGGCCGGAAAGATTTCCTTCGATACCTGGTACAATTTCCTGGCGACCGGAGATTGGACACGGGATGACGTAGACGCGGATGCGGAAGGGAAAGAGATCGAAGCGGAGAAACCTCCGGAACCGAAACCTGCACCGCCACCCGGACCGGTACGGAAAACCGTACTGGGTCCGGACGGGAAACTGAAATATCAAATCACGGAGGAGCAGACGCCTCCTGCTGCGGCATGATCAAACGTGTCGGACCCGGAAAGTACGTCGTGATGAGTGCGGACGGTACGAAGAAGTTATCAAAGCCGCTCTCGAGAAAAGGTGCGGAGCGTAGACTCGCACAGGTGGAACACTTCAAGCACAAGGAACACAAGTGATCGCTCCAGGTACCGCCATTTCGTTTTACTACGATCTTGCTCGGTCCTTGTTTCAGCCGATGGACGAGTATCGTATCGCGTTGTACTCCGATAAGGCGAACCTGTCGCCGATGACGGAGAAGTACACCACGGACGGAGAAGTCATCGGCGCACCCGGTTATACCGCTGGAGGACAAGTGCTCACCGGGATGACGGTGATCATGGACGGTCCAACGGCGGTTATCGACTGGGCGGATGTGGTGTGGCCGAATTCCACGATCGTGGCCAGAGGCGCACTCATCTTCAACGCGACACGCAACCGTGCAGTGGTCATCCTAGATTTCGGTCCCAGTCCCGCAGGAGATCCACGCGGCTATTCAAGTACCAACGGAAACTTTTTGGTTCCATTTCCGGAACCAAATGCATCAACCGGACTTGTCCGGATTGGAGGATAGTGTGTCTGAACCGGATAAGTCGGCAGTGGCAGGACAGTCGTTGGTTATTCCCCAGGATGCCCAGTTGGCGATCCTCGTAATCCTTACTGCCGGTGGACAGGTGTCCGTGGCGGGGACGATCGATAGCAAGGTCGCCGCACTCGGGTTGCTCGAAGTTGCGAAGGGAGCGATCTCTCAACACGTGGACGAACTCGCGAAAGGCAAGCAGATCATCGCACCGTCCCCCGGTCTTTCGCATTTGTTGAAGTTCGGCAACGGTCGGAGCTAGCGTGGCGCAAGAGTCTGTCGTCCAAGTCGCCCCGGATTCTACCGGCAAGAAGATCCGGAATCTGCAGCTGGATATCGTCCAGCCCGACGGCACCATTGCGACGGTGCAGATGCAGGTCACCGTTCAAGCCGATGCGGACGGCAGACTCATTGTTGCAAACCCGGTGCAGGGATCAGCGTTGTTGTCCACGACGGATGATCGGGTACTCGATCAGCTCACGCAGATCAATGACAAACTCGGAAAAATGTTGTTGATGCTAGCACTTGAATTTGAACAGATACCGGAGGACTTTGATGGCGAAGATTAACGTACTCGCGTTCGTTCGAGGACTGCTCACACCGAACTGGCCGGAAGGTGCCGACAGTCCTATCTGCATCAACAATCGTGGAGACATCGCGGTCGCACAAGCACTACCTCCCGCTGCGGAGCTCGTACGACTGGGCGGAAGTTATTTCTGTCTCGATTCAGCCGTCGCTCCGGTCGCCGCTTTGCCAACTACTACAGCGCATCTCTCGTTGTGGAACGGTGAAGCTCCAGGTGGTAAAAGTTATGTCATCGACGCGGTGGGTACGATGCTCAATGCGTCGGCTGGTGCCGCCATCAACATCGGTGTTGCTGCACAGTTGAACACCACCAACCCGATTGCCAATCCGGCTGGTGCGCTGGCGATCAAGTCCCTCTCCGGCAAGGCGAACTACGGCGGCAAGGGTAACGCGAAAGCCTCCGTCACCGTGACCAACGATTCAGCCTGGCATGAGATCGGTACGCAACTCATCTGCGCCAACACTGCTAACATCACGTTGGCCGTGGAATTTCCGGTGTACGGTCGGTACATCGTACCGCCACAGGGGATGTTCTCCCTCGCATCACTTTGTAACGCAGCCGGTACCGCAACTGCTCAACCGATCATCTTTTGGCATGAGGTGCAACTGACCCTTGGCTAGATCGGGATTGGCACGTGGGTTCGTACGCGGATTCATCCCGTTCGATTACGGGAGGGAAAGCCGTGCTACCTCTACACGACGAGGACTTCAGACCAACAATCGAGGAGATGTCTGCCTCGTGCAGTCTCTTCCTTCGGATACGGAACTGACGCGAGCCGGAAATTCTTGGCATGTAATTGGAACCGCCGGTACTCCGGATCTGTTCTTTCCACCATCTGGTTCGGTGTTGCTTAAGTGTTGGAACATCGGGCCAGAAGACGGTCCATCGATTGTGGTAGACGCGGTCGGGATTCGCGTGAATATACTGCCTACGACACCGGTCGCCACGGTGCTCAATATCTCTGTAGCCTTACGAGCGCGGTGGCCGCTTGGAGCCGGCAGCAATACGCCGGCATCCGGACTGGCGTTAGCTACTCGCACTTCATTAACAGGACGAAAGCAATATCGAGGAATAGCCGCGATCTCAGGAGCGGCAGCGATCAACGGCCATATCAGTACTACAGATTGGCATGTGGTAGGTTCGGTGATTTGTGCGAACACAAATATCTTACACCTACAAAAGTACGTTCCTGTGTACGGCCGTTACATTGTTCCCCCAGGTGGGATTTTCGCACTGCATGCGTCGATGTCGTTAGGTACGGAATCCGGTTCGCAGGTCCTCGGTCAGATATGGTGGCATGAGGTTCGGATACCGAATGAATCGGGTATGGGTCGAGGGCAGTACTGATGTCACTCGTAGTCGTGAATGCCGGCGAGGTATCGATACTCGAACTACTCTTTAACAAACGCGCTGTGTTCGATACCACGTTGCATCTATTTACAAGCAACACCACTCCGTCGGAAACCGACACGTTTGCTAGTTATACGGAGGCTACGTATGTAGGTTACTCTTCTCTGATTATCACTGGCACGGACTGGACGATTACTCCAGGGAATCCAACACAAGCCGTCGCGACACAACAAGTATTCACGGCTGGAGGACCGGGACTCCCTGAAACGATTTTCGGATACCTGATATGTAGAGGAAATCCAGGGCATCCTCTCTTGTGGGCTGAACGATTTACGAACGGACCCTACACCTTGCTTCAGGCCGGTGATGCAATCAAGATCACCCCGAAGTTTACGGGAGAATAATTCATGACGCTACTGGTTCCGAACGCAGCTGAAGATGTGATGCTTCAAAACATCTTGAACAAGACCGCACCACAGAACCAAACGCTGAAGTTGTTCAAGAACAATATCACTCCGGCTGAGACGGATACCGAAGCGACGTACACGGAGGCAGATTTCACCGGATACGTGCCCATTGCACTGACTGGAGCTAGCTGGACGATCACTCCGGGCAATCCAACCAGTGCGGCAGCGGCTGAACAGACCTTCACTTCGACTGCAGTGCAGAGTCAGAATGTGTACGGATACTACGTGATCCAAACCACTAGCGGTAAAATCCTCTGGGCAGAACGGTTCACGAACGGACCGTACTTGATCCAGAACAACGGCGATCTTATTAAAGTGACGCCGCAATTCACCGGAGAGTAGGTATGCGAAACGGACAGTGGTGTACGGTGGACGGGCAAGTCGGTATCTTCATTCGAGGTGAGGGTGTTCATCTGGTTGATCCGAAGACCGGTGAAACGTTGATGAGTGGACCACGACAAACTCGAATCGTGGATGCGGCCAAAGCCGTTCCACTCGGTGACATGAAGTTGATTCCGAAATCCCGTCGGCCGAAATAGTCAATGCTTTTAGATCTTCGTTCGCTCGAAGAAGCTTCCGGAACCGTTACTTACTCCTATACGGGTAGTGGCGGGATTGTCTTTGCCGGTCAGGCAACACAGAAGTTTGTTTGGAAGTATACCGTCTCCGGTGGTATTGTCTTCGGTGGACAAGAAGCAGAGAAGTTTGTTTTCAAGTACACACCATCCGGCGGAGTCGTATTCGCCGGTCATGCGACGCAGAAGCGAACGTTTGCGTATGACCCGACTGGAGGTATCGTATTCGGCGGCACGATGGACGAGAGTCTTACCAGAGACTACGTCCCCACTGGCGGTGTGGTGTTCAGTGGTGCGGCCACTACGGTCTTCGAACCGCACGGTACCAATGTCTTTGTCTATGCCGGTTCCGGAGGCATTCTCTTTGGCGGTGCCGCCACAACCGTTGGTCCGTCAGCGGTCGCTGATTCCAGAGGGTGGTCACAACTTCGTCGTCATGCACGAGCGCGTCCCGAACATGTTACGGATGCAGTGGCTGTGGCATCGAGTCTCTCTCGAGAGGTTCGAGCAGACGCATCCGTATCAGTGGTCGGATCGGTTGTTCGTGTTTCGGCCGGGTTCGTATCCGTTTACACCGATGTTTCCATTGCTGCGAAACCCCCAGCACTTGGGTCCGCAGTTCGAATCGCAAGTGGAGTCGTACAGATTCAATCGGATGCTCGAATCGAAGCGATCTCTGCGAGCGTCTATATACAAACCTCGTCAGTGTCAGTGTTGGGGTCCACGGTCATCCCGATTCGTGGCCAGAGAATCCGTACTGCTGTTGGTCGAGTGTTGGTGGAGATCGGTCCGGATCTCGTACAAGCGGAGGAGGACGAGCTCTTCTTCTTACTGGAAGTCGCGTAACCTTTGAACAGGAGTGTAGAGTATGGCAGGATTACCACCGGTGGTGGAATCGCTTGACAAAGTCGCCGAACCGCTTCGACAGTACTATGAACAGAAGGACGGGAAGTACCAAGTCATTCTCGATGCGGCTCCGCCGGGATTCGTGTCCGCAGCAGATCACGCAGTGCAACTCGGGAAAGTCGTCGAGTTCCGAGATAACAACGTGAAGCTGATGAAGGAAGTCGAGGAGCTTCGACCAATCAAGGTGAAGGTCGAAGGTCTCGACATCGACGCCGCGAAGAAGGCGTTGACCGAAGTCGAGGAGCTCAAGAAGAAAGGTGTCACGAAGCCGGACGACATCTCGGCTTTGGTCACCAGTGCCGTAACAGCCGCAGTGAAGCCGTTGGAAGAAAAGATCGCTTCATCGGATGCGCTGCTCGTGGCCGAACGGAAGCGAGCCGATGATCAGACACTTCGATCCACGGTCGGAGAACACTTCAATAAGGTCGGCGGCATTGCCTCAGCGCTGGACTTCATCGTGGGCAAAGCCACGGATGCCTTCGAAGTAAAGGACGGCAGGGTTGTCGCCAAAGCGAACAAGTTCAGTTCGGTGAAGCCGGGTGATCCACTCAATGTCGAAGAGTGGCTCGGTGTTCAGATGAAGGAAGTGGACTTCGCATTCAAACCGTCCACCGGTGGTGGGTCGGAAGGTAGCCGGGGTGGCGGTGGCGGTGGCGGTCTGAAACCGGGTCAGACTGAGCTTCGTGACCCGACACCGGCACAACTCGGAGAGTTCTCGGCTGACATCTTGAAGGGCAAGGTCAAGGTCGTGTACTCGAACGCAGGAGCGTAGAAAGGAAGGGCAATGGCTGGAAAGTATTCGGCTCCCACGCAGACGAAGGCGGTCAATGCGCATCCGATGCATCGTCCGCCGACCAAGAAGTAGTTGATTCCAAGGGTGGTCCTATCCGGTGGATGGGATCACCTGCTCCAGAGGAGCACCACACTTTCGTTCGTCGTTCGACCGCAATAGGAAACGCTGACTCGGCGAGCACAGCGTTTCGGCTTCTCACCAGCGGTGAGAGTGCCCGACTCCGGTGGAGTTGCCTGACAAAACAATCTGGGTTTTTTCAAGGAGACTTCACTTATGGCAGGAGCACTCGTCACTACCAATATCCTCGGCACAGTTGTGGCTATGGGTCTCGCGACCCTACGCGAACAACTAGCCCTGGTGCACATCGCCAATCGTGACTACGAAACGGAGATTACGGCTGCGAAACGATTCGCTACCGTAAACGTTGCCGTACCGGCAGCGGTCGCCACTCGTACCGTCGCGCCGGACGTTGTGCCTCCGGCGGTCACCGCCGTCACGCCGTCCACGATTCCCGTCACACTGTCGCAGTGGAAGGAAGCGCCGTTCGCGATGGACGACAAAGGTCTGTCGCAGGTCGATCGGGGCATCCTGCCGATGCAGGCGAAAGAAGCGATCAAGGGAATGGCGAACACCATCGAGGACTTCCTCTGGTCGCTCACACATGCGGCCGGTGGGTTCTATGGATTCGCCGGAGTGTCCGGTACCACGCCGTTCGCTACCGATCTGTCGGGCTATCTCGATGCCCGCAAGATCGGCAACAACCAGTTGATGGACATGGATCCTCGGTACATGGTCATCAACACGGACGCAGAAGCCAACGCTCTCGGTCTGCGTGCGTTCCAGGATGCTTCGTTCCGTGGCGACACGGACGGGATCATCAATGGCCAGATCGGTCGCAAGCTCGGTGCACTGTGGCTGATGTCTCAGCGCGTGCCGACGCATACGGCCGGTACCTACGTGACCGGTTCGACCATCACTGGTGTCAACGCCATTGGCGCGACGGTGCTCGCCATCTCTGGTGGTGCAACCGGTACGCTGTTGCCGGGAGACATCATTTCATTCTCGCATGAACCGGGTATCACGCATCAGGTGCAGACGACGGTGGGTGGCGGCACGATCACGTCCATCACTATCGAACCGTTCCGGGGGATCTCGGCTGGTGTCGGTGGCTTGGTCATTGCCTCAGCCGGTGGCGAGACGATCACCAAGAAGGCATCGTTCGTGATGAACACGTTGATTCACCGCGATGCGATCGCGTTCGCCATGGCTCCTCTGCTCGATACCATTCAGGTACCGGGTGCGACGCTCACGGCGACGGCAGTCGATGAAGTGTCGGGACTCGCGCTACGGTTGGAAGTTACGAGACAGCATCGTCAGGTGCAGTGGTCGTTCGACGCGTTGTACGGCGGATCGATCGTCCGCACCAACGCCGGTGTGTTCCTCGGCGGGTAGTCGGGTACGTGGGAGAAGTGCATGTGAGCGGATCCAATTTCGGATCCGCTCATACCCAGCATTTCGATAGGCAGGAGTTGACATCATGTCAGATCTCAGAAACTTCCCAGAGGGTCGTGGCGCCGTTCAAGTACGTTACATTCGTGACATCGAAGTGGCGTTCGGTGTCACCAAGTTTTTCCGTCAGAGATTTCTTGTCGCGCAGTTGACCACAGCCGGTCTTGCATTCACTTCATGTCCGGCGTTGCCGGGTGTGCGATGGCGTTTGGTCGATGCGTGGATGATCTCTATCGGTGGAGCGGTTACCACCTCGACCTCCATCAACATCGCCGGCACGCGTTCCGCCGCGCAAGTTGAAGCGCTTGTCGTAGCGGCAGCGGCACTGACACAGTCTGCGCTCGTACGAGCCGGTGCTGCGAACGCGGTCATCCTCGCGGACGGTGCCTCGTTCACGCAGATGGACGCGAATGCGGCTCTGATCGCGCATTCGGTCGGTGGCACGCCTACGGTCGCAACTGCTGTAGACATGCAGATCCGTTACGTTGCGGATCCGGCGTAGGTCATGCCAACGTCCACCATCGTTACTACGGCTGGTTCGGCACTCGCCAACGCGTATTGCGATGTGACGTTTGCCGACCAGTTTCATCTCGATCGTCCCACGATCGGTTCGACGTGGGCTGCTCAGGCCATAGACCAGAAGACCGCTGCCATTCTCTGGGCTACGCTTCTCTTGGACCGTCTGTGGGTGTGGACCGGCTACCCCACAGACGCCATCCAAGCATTACTCTGGCCAAGAGGTGCCATGCTGAAACGGAACGGATGGGAATACGTAGACATCCACATCGTTCCCGTTGAAATTCAGCAAGCCACGGCAGAGTACGCTCGTCAACTCTTGGTATCGGATCGCACCGCCGATTCATCGGTGCAAACACAGGGCATCACGCACGTCAGAGCCGGTCCTGTCGAAGTAGACTTCAAGGATTCGGTGTTCGCAAAAGCCGTGCCTGATTCCGTGTACTACCTGGTACCACCAGAGTGGGGCTATCCGATCACTCGCGCAACCGGAGTACGAGATCTCCTGAGGGCATAAATGTCACAACGCTATGAACTCGCTGTTCGGACATCGAATGTCACGTCCGCTCAAGCATTGTTGGAGATCATCGCTCCGACAGTGATTTCCGGTGTGAAGGGTGTTCGGATACTGAACTTCAACATTACGGTCGCGTCGGCCGTGACAGGGGTGTTCGGTACTGGTCGTCCTGCTGTCGCGGGAGTTACTCCCACTACTCCGGTCTCGTTTTTATCGGTAGAGAACGGAGAACCGTCGCTCACAAAGGTCGCATTGGCATGGGGTACCTCACCTACCGCTCCTGCGGCTTTCTTCCATCGAGTATCTGTACCGGCAACCATCGGTGCTATTCGAGATATCCTACCTCTCATTTTGGGAGGACTGGACCGTGGTGTCGGTATCTGGATTCCTGCTGGACAAACGTTCACGCTGCACAACATCACCGGCGGTCCTACTCTCGACGTGTCGATGGACATCCTGGAGTAAGTCATGATGGGACTTCTCGATGATGTCGTCGCGATCGCCAATTCCATCACCAATGACTTGGGAATGCAGGCGATCGTGAGTCATGAGTCCGTCATCAGCATCGATGGTGCCGGCAATCGTTCCTTCGCTGCGGCAGTGGCTCGTCGTGCAGTGGTGGTGAAGAAACAGAAGTTGGTGAAGACCGCCTCTGGAGAAATGGTGATGTCGCAAGCCTACATTACCTTACTCAATTCCACTGTCGTGAACTTGCAGGATCGTTTTACGCTGCCGGACGGAACTACCGGTCCGATTCTCAATACCGAAGGTTTCGTTTCGAATGTCAATCCGATTCTCACAGAGGTCTATCTCGGCTGATGGCTGGAAGCTCGATTTACTCCGACATTCTCAAGAACCTGGCTGACATACGAAAGCTCCGTGATCACGCACCAGGTGAGATTGGTCGAGCCTTAAAGGAAGTCGCAGATGAACTCGTTCCAGAGTGTAAGGCCGTGACGCCGGTCGCTGACCGTACCTACGGAAACAATCCACCGGGAACACTCCGTGACGAGATTCATTCTGAGGGACCCATCCAAGAAGGCAAGATCATTAGTGTGAAAATCAAGACCGGACCGAAGTCGGCAGCGTATGCTGCGGTGCAGCATGAGGATCTTGATTTCCTTCACACCGTCGGTGAAGCGAAGTTTATCGAACGGCCGTTGGGGAAAGCTTCTCGGTTCATTAAAGATCGCGTAGCGAGAAAAATCCAAATGGGTAAGGCGCTATGAGTGCATCCACCGTCTATCCGGACTTGCTGTTGCTTCTCACACAGGGAGGATATGGTACGTTCGGTACGACACTCTTCAGGGGACCGCGAGCCGTCATTCCGGACGCGCTACCGGTTGGTGCTCGTGCGTTCATTACTCTCATCAGAACGGGAGGATTGGGTGACGAGGGTACGCACAACTTGTCACGTACTACTATTGCCTACGAACGGCCGTCCGTACAGGTAACCTCCAGAGCGGAGCACCCGCAGGACGCAGAGGACGTTGCGTTCGAGTTGTACGAAGCGACCTTTAACTTCTACGACCAGTTCATTAACGGTACGTGGTGGCGGAAGTGTGCACCCAAGCAAGAACCGTTTGAACTGCCACCCGATGAAAAGGGTCGAGCACGATACGTCTTCAATCTCGAGATCGTCAAGCGCTTATCACCGGCAACCAGTTAAGGAGATCTCAACATGGCCGCAACCGTTACGTCAACACTTGTCGTTCGATTTCAATCCATCTTGGCCAACACGCTCGGTCTGGCGTCTGGTCAGGCTGCTCTCGAGACTGGCATCAACGTTTCCGTCCCTAGCGGAACCGGTGCCGGTCAGGCTGATCGTATCTTCACGGATGCAGGAAAGTCCATCTCGGCTGCGTTCGATTACGACCTGAGCGGCTCATTGCTCGATGCCTTCGGTGCTGCGTTTGTCCTGGCACGAGTCAAAGCCATTCTCGTCATCGCAGCGGCAGCCAACAGCGGCAACGTCATCATTGGCAATGACGCGGCCTCTGTCCAACTCGGTTTCGGTGCCATTGCCCATACGTGGGCGGTCAAACCGGGTGGAGTGTTCTTCGTGTATTCACCAGACGCGACCGGGTGGCCGGTCACTGCAGCGACCGCTGACATTCTGCAGTTCACACCGTCGGCCGGCACGCAGGTGTTCGATCTCGCGATTCTCGGAGCCAGCGTCTAGGAACTCATCGACCCGTAGCAAGACTTCAAAGGAGACACGTGTATGTCGAATGCAGTGACAGCGACTGGCATCCTGATCAAGCGAGCACCGTTCGCTACGCCAACGGCGTTCGTCACGATCGGAGAACTCACCGAACTCGATCCCGGCGGAATGATGCGCAACAAGATCGAGTCCTCAACCCACAATGACGGGTCGGAGTCTCACGTGTTGGGCATCTTGCGCCAGAACGATCCCACGATGAAGATCAACTACGTGGCATCGGACGCGACGCACATTACCATCCTCGCGGACATCACGAACAACGTGAAGAACGCCTGGCAGATTCTGTTCCCATCTGGTAAGTCGAGAACTGGTTTCGCGTACGTGCAGCAGTTCAAGTTCGATCCGGCACCGGTGGATTCCAAGCAAGGTGCGACATTGGCAATCACCTGGTCTTCGACTGTGGCAGAAGCGTAAAGCTCCTCGGACATCTTCGAGGAAATGGGGTACAACCACTTTTCACTGTGAGGTAGAAGTCATGAGCGTATTACTTTCGGCCGGACAGATCGATGCAGCGGAAGATCTCGCATTCGTTGACGAGTCCGTTCCCGAATGGAAGGATGCTGGGGGGGAGCCGGGCGTGGTCCGGCTTCGCCAAATGCCGGCGAATGACGGCATGGAACTCTCTGCCGAGATGGACATCCAAGCAAATGTCCGTGACGGCATGTACGTAATTCTCATCTACTGCGCCGTAGATGAGAACAACAATCGTCTCTATCCGACTCCGCCACGTACCGATCCGACCTACAACGACGTCATGCAAGGTCACATCTCGAGACTGAAGAAGAAGAGTATGTTTGTGCTTAATCGACTTCAGAAGGTGTGCCTGAAGTTGAACGGCATGGATAGTGGGGTGACCTTAAAAAAGGTCTAGTGCGAGGCGGTGATCGCCGCTTCGCCTTTCGACTCGCGTGCCGGCTCGGCTTTCCAAACGTGAATCAGATGCTGCGTACGATGTCATGGCATATGTTTCAGGAATGGAAAGCCTTCGAAGACCTGGAACCATTCGAAGACACTCGTGCGGATATGAATGCCGCACACATCGTTCAAGTACTGGTTCGAGATGGACGGAAGCTGAAAGACTTCATACTCCCGTTCGGCGATTACAGTATTCCGACGGCACCGAAACAGACGTTGGAGTATCAGGAAGCAATGATCGACGCGTGGATCTTCGGTAGCAATGCAGCCATTGCTGCGAAGGAAAAGGGAATCCGCTAATGGCTATCGATCTTGAAGCAATTCAAGGTGTAATCAAACTCAAAGACGAATACACCGAGACGCTTGAGACCGTCCATAAGAATCTCGAGAAGTTCGGTGGCGAGCACGCGTCGTGGGTGACGAATCTCGTTTCCGGTGAAGCACTGGTAGCAACGGCCTTCGTTGCCGCCGGTGCGGTGATCGGAGCCGAGCTCATTGCCCTGGGTAACGAGTCTCAGGAAGTTGGCCAACAGTTCGGACGACTGGCTACGCAGTTCAACATCCCCGTCGAAGCCATTGACAACCTGGACTTCGCGATATCCGCAGCGGGAGGTACGCTCGACACTTTCGGCAATTCACTGTTCATGTTCCAGAAGCGTCTTGAAGACAACGCCGATGCAGTGGACAAGGGACTGAACAAACTCGGACTGTCGGTTAACGAACTCAAACAGTTACGACCAGATGAGCAGATCCTGAGAGTCAGTGATGCATTTCGAAGTGCTGGCTCAGAGGTCAACAAGAGTGCAGTAGCGTTTGAGATCTTCGGTCGTCAAGGTCGGGAGATCTTACCGACGTTGCTCAAACCGTTGACGGACCTTTCCGAAGAAAGTGAAAAGCTCGGTCATCTCTGGAGTGATGCAGAAGTCGCGGCGGCAAAGGCGTTCGGTGCAGAGGTTCGGCATTCGGCGACGCTTACAAAGGAAGCCTGGGAAGATGTCGGTCGAACCGTGGCACCATTGACCAATGAACTCACGTTGGCATGGGATCGACTGAAGCTGGCATCTGCGAATGTGGCGCTCGCGGCGGTTGAACTGATATCGTTGAAACCCATTGCCGACTATCTCGGCAATGATGCGTTGGAAGCCGAAACTGCTGCCGCAAAACTTGACACCGTAAACAAAGCGTTGGAAGCCGGTGCTCCGGCCGGAATTAAGCACGGTGAGGCAGTAAAGTTCCTCAACGAGCATTTCTCTCAGTCCGGAGAAGTGATTGATCGAGCAGCGGTAAAGCTCGACGAGCTCCGCAATCAAGCGTACATACCGCTGACAGCAGTCCAGGAACAGGAGATCCTCGAACTGAATAAGTTCGGGCAGTCGATGAAGGACATCGCTGAACTGACCGGTACCAATGTGGTGGCGGTGAAGACACTCATCGATGCGCATAAGGAGCAGGAAGCCGCAATC